CCACCCCATCACATAGTAAAAGCCGCCCTCATCGGACGGCTCTAAAAAATCGTTAGAATGAAACAGCGGCAAGGGTCTGGGTTTCATTATCCGTCACCTTGCCGCTGTTCAACCAAGGAGGTATTGCATCATCTTGAGGCACTACCCGCAGGATATAGTGTACCACAGAAACACCGAACAGAACGAACAAGTTACAGTTGGACCTCTGTGCCGTCATCTGTTTCCGGCTCCGTGGCCTTGATGTACCTGTTGCACATCATCCGCACGCCGTCAGCAGTGTTACTCCCGCCGATACATGCGGCCACCTGCTGCCACGGCAGTCCATTCACAAAGCGATATGTGAAAACCTGCCGGAGGAGGCTGTCCTCAATGGTGGTGATGTACCTCTCCAAACGGTTGCGCTCATAGATGCGCTGCTGGAGTTTGGCCTCAATGATGCCCTTGAGGTCCACGATCTCCGCCGCATAGCGGCCAACACGGTCCCCCACGCCGGAGCTCCTGGGCATCCCGGACAGATCTGACGAACAGGACACCGCCCTGGCCTCCAGCTCAAGGAGGCGCTTTTTGTCCATCTCGATCTCCCGGTTGAGGTAGTAAAGCTGGGACAGTTCTTTCAAAGTCACAAATCAGCACCATCCTCTCCACGCCACACGGGTTTGCAGTTGCCCTCGCCAAAAGCACACTTGACGGCGCACACCTTGCAGGCATCGCCGCCAGCCATGACAAAATGCAGGTCCGCAATGGCTTGGCGCAGCTTGGAATTAAGCGCCTCAGCGTCCCGCTTGGCCTTATCGGCACGGGCATAGGCCTCCGCCACCTTGGCGGTGCACTCCTCAGAGGAAACGCACTGTTTCCTCATCTGCTCCAGCGTCAGCCGGTCAGCCTCATGCTGGATGGTCAACCGGGCATTTTCCCGGATGAGCTCATCGCAATAAACCTGGTCACCATTCAAAATCACAGTAGGGTTGCTCATTTTGCGCTCTCCTTTACTCGCTTAATTCTGGCCTTGAGTGCGGACATGACGGCCTCATGGGTGTCCTGGCGATCTCGCACCGTAGCCATGACATCCTCATCCTGGCAGCCCTGCACTACAAGATAGTGGACGAAAACCTTGTCATAGGGGGAGCCCTGCCGGTATAAGCGGCAGTTTCCCTGGTCATTCAGCTCAAAGGACCAGTTGAGGCCGTACCACACCACATGCTGGCCGCCTGCCTGGAGGTTGAGGCCGTAGGCACAGGAGGCCGGATGCACCAGCAGCACATCAACCTCTCCGTTGTTCCAGGCCTCCTCATCCTCCACGGTTTTGTAGACCCTCACCCGGAGGTCCTTGCGGTGCTTTTTCAGCGCCTCCAGGATGCGGTCACGGTCATGCTGGTAGCCGTAGAAAGTCAGGCAGTGCTCTCCGTTCAACTGCTCCAGCAGCTCCAGATAGGCCTCCAGCTTGCAGTCATGGACCGGCACGATGTGGCCATCATTGCTATACACAGCGCCGTTGCACATTTGCAGGAGTTTTCCCACAAGAACGGCAGCAGAGGCGGCGGTGATGACATCCTCGTCCACCTCCAGCAGCAGGTCACGCTCAAACTGGTCATAGGCCCGGCGGGCTTTGGCATCCAGCAGCACCGGCACCTCATGCTGGATGAAGTCCGGCAGCTCCAGGTAGTCCTCCGCTTTCATGGAGATGCAGATGTCAGAAATGGCGTTCAGCACGGCGCTCTCCGCACCGTCTTTGGCCTTGTAGGAAAAAATCTGTGTGCGGCTCCGCTGGTCAGGGTCAAAATAACGCTCACGGTAGGCGCTCAGGGATTGCCCCAGGCGCTCTCCGCAGTCCAGCAGGTAAACTTGTGCCCACAGGTCAATGAGGCCCTTAGAGGACGGCGTGCCGGTCAGCAGGACCATCCGCTTGATGAAACGCCGCACCCGCCTCATGGCTTTCCAGCGCTTGCTCTGGCTGTTCTTAAAGCTGGTGCTCTCATCAAGCACCACCATGTCAAAGGGCCAGGCCTGTTTGTAGTAGTCCACCAGCCACTCCACATTTTCCCGGTTGATGACATAGATGTCCGCCGGAGTGTTGAGGGCCTTGATGCGCTTGGCGGCGCTGCCCAGCACCACAGAGGTGCGGAGGTGCTGGAGGTGGTCCCACTTGGCGGCCTCCTTGCTCCAGGTGGCCTCTGCCACCTTTTTGGGAGCCACTACCAGGACCTTTTGCACCTGCCAGCGAAAATACTTGAGAATATTGACCGCTGACAGAGTGATGACCGTTTTTCCAAGGCCGGGACGGAGAAACAGCCCAACGGCAGGGTCCTCAACTACACGCTGGATGCAATAGGCCTGGTAGTCATGCGGCACATATTTCATGCGGGGAAAACCTCCCTCAAAAAGTCCTTTACTGCGTCCATCCCAAACAGCACCCGGCAGTCCACCCCCCGTTTCTCCATCTCACTCCGCTGCCATTTCTGGACTTTGGCCAGCCTGCCCACCTCCGTTTTCAGTTCAACAAAGATGGTCTTGCCGGTGGGGGTGATTATCAGTCGATCAGGCACGCCGGGATTTCCGGGTGACACAAACTTATAGCAGAGGCCACCGTGCTCTTTCACCTTGCGAACAAGGTAGCTCTCAATATAGCTTTCTTTCATGGATTTCCTCCTTTTGGAACAGTGGAACATTCGCGCGTGTATGTAGCGCAAACAGGCGGTTTAGAGAGTTTTATTTTTCTCTATTCTCTCTAAATCCTCTCTTTTACCCTAATATAGAAAATGAATGTTCCAATGTTCCACTTAGCCTAAAAGCCTTGCGGCGCAAGGGTTTTGCCCGGAACATTTGCCGGAACATTGCCCGGAACATGTTCCACCTGCCCGGAACATTGGAACATCTGAAAATCTCAAATGTTCCGGGCAATGTTCCGGGTCAAAGCCGCACCTTTTGAAAGCCCCGTTGCTTGCCGCAGTAGCCAAAGCGCAGGGAGCCTCTGGCCCTTTCCCACAAGGCGCTGGCCTCAATGATGCTGTTGATTTCTGCCGTGTCACTGTACCTCATATCCCGCTGCTTGCCGTCCAGAGCCTCACACCAGACCTCCAGAGCACACACACGGTCACGGGGCACCAGCTTGACATCTCCCTGCACAGCGCCGCCCCAGAACATCCGGCGGCGGTCAAGCGGCCAGTTCTGCCAGTCCTCCGGCACCGGGCGCTCCAGAAAGTCCAGGATGATGCCCTCACGGGTGTTGACCTCACGGTGGGCCTCCTGGGCCTCCTTAGCGGCGGCCTCAATTTCCCCTTTGAGGAAAAGCGGCTCTCCCGTCTGCCAGCGGACCATGGCCTCAGCCCAGAGCTGGTCAATTTCTCCGGGCAGATCAGTCCAGACGCTTTTGGCCGCCGGGGCCAGGCCCACATCCACCGGCCAGAAACGCCGGTTGCCGGTGCGGTCCCGCAGGTAGTCAGAGGTGTTGGTGGTGCCGAAGAACACACAGCACCGGGGCAGCTCCTTGACATGGCGGCCATAGGCCGCACGGAAACGGTCAGAGCGCAGGGAGAGAAACTGCTTGATGCACGCCACATCTGTCTTGCGGAAAGCGTCCAGCTCACCGATCTCCACCAGCCAGACCCCCTGCAAAAGTTCAGAGGCCTCCTTGCCCTCAAAGGTGCGGATGCTGTCATTAAACCAGCCCCGGCTCATCTTATCCAGCAGGGTGCTCTTGCCAATGCCCTGGGGCCCGGCCAGGATGAGCATGTTGTCATACTTGCTGCCGGGCACCATGGCACGGGTGACGGCGGCGGTGAAAGCCTTGCGGGTCACCGCTCTGGTATAGGGGCTGTCCTCCGCCCCCAGGTAGTCAATGAAAAGGGTGTCCAAGCGGGGCACGCCGTCCCACTTGAGGCTCTGGAGGTAGTCCTGGACCTCGTTGAAAGCGTGCTGTGTGGTGTGGAGGGAGAGGGCCCCGTCAATCTTGCCGTTGCCGGTGATGTGGTGGACTTTTTCCATGTACCAGTAGAGGCCATTGTTGTCATTGTCATCCCAAAGGCGGCGTTTGGTGGAAGCGTTCCAGGGGAGCGCATCCAGCACCTCACCACGGCCCGCAAACTGGTTGAGGGCAAACTTGCCCTTGAGCAACGGGTCATTCTCAAGAATAATCCAGACATTATCAATGGTAGCCTTGGGGAGGCCGGTCTGGCTGTTGATCTCCAGCCGGTCCATCCAGTTGGCGGGCTCTGCATCGTTGGTGGCCTCCACGCCCTCGAAGTCCTTGACGGCCTCCTGGTAGCGCTCCTGGCTCATCAGGGCGGACACATCGAGGTCTTGCGTGGCCAGTTCGCACATGGCACGGTAGGAGGGCAGGCGGTTGGTGGGAGTGCCCGGCTGGGCCTCATCGTCCTTGTCACCAAAGCGATGCAGGCGCACCAGGTCAAAGGCGTTCACCAGCTTGCCGCTGCACGGGTCAGTGGCGTGGTGGGAGTAGAGAAACTTGCCGCTGTCATAGATGACAGCGCCGCCGGTTGTGGAGCCGCCCAGGTAGGTGTAGCGGCCCGGCATACTCTCCACCGGCTCATACATGCCGGGGATGAGCTCATCCATGGCACGGTAGATGTCATAGGTGCGGCAGAAAGCGCCCACAACACCGTTTTTGGCCTCCGGGTCACCCTGCTTGACTGCCAGCTTAGTGGGCAAGTTTTGGGCGCCGGGCACCTGGGGCCAGAGGGTACAGTCACGCCAGTCCTCATACTGGCCCAGCAGGCCCTTGACGGACAGCAGGGGCTTGTCTTTCCACACATAGATGTATTGGCTGTCTGAGCAGCAGCTTGGCCAGTACATCAAACGGGACACCTCAAAAGTGGTGGGGTCACAGAGCTCCAGGCCTATGTACTCCGCCATCTTGCGGGCGATGGGCTCATATTCATCCGCTGAGGCCGTGCGGTCCAGCGGCAGCAGAACACGCAGGCGGGGTGCCGCCGGGCTGTGCTTACGGGTGGAATAGATGCAATAGCCGCAGCTCAGCCCCTCAACACGGCGCAGGACATCCTCCGTGCCGCCCGGTGGGATGTTGTCCAGGTCCAGCGTGATGACATCACGCCCGGTCACATTGTTGGCCTTTCGGCGGGGGCCTGACAGTGTGCCTGCCATAAAGCCGCCCACATCCTTGAGGTCATCCTGCTGGGCCTTTTTCATATTCAGATATTCTGCCAGGGGCTCAGTGCCTCTGGCGGGGGTCTGGAGCTTTGCCCACAGCTCAGAAATGAGCAGGGTTTGCGCCTGCCAGACCATGGCCCTCCGGCTGCTACCGGCGGAGATGGTTATTTTGCGGTCAAATTGCATGGGTCACACCTCACGGTTTCGGATGTATCAGGGATTGAGAAATGCGGTTGTCAAGCCGCTGGAGCTTGACGGTGCGCTGCTGGGTCACCTCATCACGGATGCTGAACATGAGCTTGAGCTGTTCCAGCATGATCTCAACATCAGCGATCTCCTCAGCGATGTGGGCGGCGTTGTCCTGGCCACGGAGGTTTTTGGAGAGCTCCTTGGTGAGCTCTGCCATCTCCTCCATGCAGACCGTGCACTGGCTGGTCTTGCCATAGACATTCACCGCAAGCTGGCAGATTGCCGTTTCGCATTTGGTCATCTAAAAAACCTCCCTGTCTTGCGGTCCCGGAGCTCAATGCGGGCCGCCAGTTCAAAGCCGCTTTCCGCAATGATAAACTTGAGGACCTTGATGAGAGTGTTGACCTTGGCATCCAGCGCCTCATGCCCCTCTGCGGACACTTTCTTGATGGCGTTGTATGCCGTTGGGTCTGCGTAGCCCTCAGCGTTTTCCCAGGGTTTTGGGCTCATTGGCCAGCACCTCCTTTTGCCATTGTTCGACATCTGCACCCAGCTCTTTGAGCTTGAGCCGTTCCGGGTACAGGTCATCCATTTCATAAAATTCACGCATCCGGCGGTGCTCTGCGGCCATCGCCAGATAGAAGTCATGGAGCCGCTTGACCCCAAAGCCCAGGTGCCGGTGCAGTGTCCAGAGCACCATGCAGTCCACATCCAGAGCCAGCAAGTCATCTTTCTCAAGGCATTGCTGGTTGATTTCGTGCATCATGGCCATCTGCATCTCCGGGGTCATTATGGACTTGCCCAGAGCGGAGAGCTTGATGCTGAGTGTGGGGTCTTTGGGCACCTGCACACCTTGGCGTTGCAGGTTTCGCCGCTCTTTTCTGTTCATCGCTTTGTGCCCCTCCGGCAGCGCCCGGCGTTCTCATTGGGCTGCCAGTCCTCAACCACAAGGACCGGCTGGCCGGGGCCTTTGTCACAGATGAAGTCACCCTCACCAATGTACTGGCAGCAGTCACACATGCCGGGGTCGCACATTCGGGGCTTTTCACTCCTGGGTCTGGGTTTCCGCTTTTTCATAGGGGCAGCTCCTTTCTGTCACGATTTCACCGGCGCAGGCCGCATAGCCCGCCAGATCAATAAAGCTGTCGGGGCTGGAGCCGGTGGCGATGCGGGCCACCTTGAGCAGAGCCAGCATAGTGCCGGCATCCTTGGCCGTGATGCCATTGATGGGCATGACCTTGGCAAACTCCGGGTGCGCTGCTCTGAGGTAGACACCCCAGAGCAGGCCGATGGTTTCAAAGTTATTCTCCGGCGTGCCATAGTCCTGCTCACGCTCACCGCAGACACAGCGGCGGGCGGCCTCCAAAATCTCAGAGCGTTTCATGGGCGGCCTCCTCAATGTCATCAAAGATGACCGGCACTTGAGAGCGCATCTGGTGGAGCAGCGGGATGGCCACCTCACGCATCTGCGGGTGCGCCGCCGGTGCGGTCCGCAGCTTGAAGAAATGCCGCCATTCCCGCAGGTTGGCCGTCATCACCACCTCGGTCTTGAGGCAAGTGGGCAGGACGGCACGGGCCTCTTGCGGAGTGCAGCCCCAGTCCAGCAGCTCAAAATATGACTTTTCAGCCATCCTGCAAGCCACTTTCCAATACTGCCAGCCCGGTGTGCCCTCCGTCAGGAAAGAGGGGCGGATGACGGTGATTTCACTACCAAAGACATCCTTGGAATAGTTGCAGTAGCGGGTGCTCTCCTGGCAGTAGGAGGCCATGCGGTGCCGGACGATTTCATGGGACACACCCCGATCACACACAAACTTGACCGTGATGTCAAAGTGCTCCAGGACGGCCTCATGGCCACGCTTGATGATGCCCGCCACAAACTTGGCGGCGCTGGTGTCGGTGATTTTGTCCTCAGACTTGTAGCAGACCCGCCCGCACAGCTCAATGTGCTGGAGGATGGCCTGGCCATCCAGCGGGGTGAGGATTTCGGTATAGGGGTTAATGATTTTCATGTGTCACGGTCCTCTCTTGCAAAGCGTTCATCCAGTTCAAACACGCCACGGGGCTGGCCTTTGTAAAAGCCTTTCATGGGGCGCTCTAACTGGGCTTGTAGGTGTTTCAGCTTTTCCCAATACTCCGGGAGATACTGGCGGATGTTTCTGAGCTCCTTGAGGTTTTTGTTGCAACAGCACCAGCAGGAAACACGGTCCAGAATGTCATAGAGCCGGATGGAGCCCTCCAGCCAGAAATATCCGGCGGAGTAGCAATATTGCAGGCAGTCCGCCTCAGTCATGCCAAACTCCGCAAGCGGAAAGAGCTTGTAGGGCTTGCGCTCTTTTTGGAGCCTGGGCGTTTCATCTGCGGCGATGCCCACATAGACCTTTGCGCCCTGGCGCTCTGCATACTGGTCAATGGTCCGCAGCTTGCAGGTGGTGCCCCAGCGGCACAGGCCGCCACACCAGCCATACCCACGCCGCTCACGCCCCTTGACGGGACGCTCCAGCATGTCATAGAGAAAAGGGTTGTCCGGGTATAGTGTTGTGTATTTGATGCCGTGCTGCTGGAATATCGGGAGCATATCATCCCGCAGGTCATAGATGGCTTGAAACTCCATCCCGGTGTCGTAAAAGACCACCTCATCCAGCGGCAGACCACGCTCTATGAGCATGAGCACCATGGCCAGGCTGTCCTTGCCAAAGGAGCACGATGCAATGTATTTCATGTGTGCCTCCCACGCCCCGCCTCCGCAAACAGCGGGGGGGGGGCTGATTATTAAGTAGTCACGGGTCCGGCCCATTGTTCCGCCATTGCGGCGGCTATGCCGGGGAAAGTTTTGGCCCTGTTGATGGGGTCCCGTTCTCTGCGGCCTTGAAAGCGCCGGTAGTTCCCGTGTGCGTCTTTGCATCCTCCATTTACCCATGGGGTGACACCCTCCGTGATGATTTCGGTGGGGACCAGCGGGGGCAGCTCTTTGAGCCACAGGCATGTCCGCTTTGTGTACGGGTGCCCAAACTGCCACGGCTGTATTGCTTGGGTGTAGGGCGGTAGCTCCACGATTTTCAAAGGAGTGGGGTTTTCCACGGCGATCTTTGCACAGTCGGCGCTCAGAAAGCTCATAAAGAAAGCCTTGGCCTCCATTGCTTTGGCGTATCGCTCCGCCACAATCTCACCCTTTACCCTCATGCGGACGGCGCTGGCGTTGGTCAGATAGGTGCACGGCGGGAAAGCAATGAGCATGTCCCACCGCCCCAGTACATAATGTGCGGAGCCGTCACAGGTCTTGAAAAAGCAGTAGCCGTTGAGCAGAGGGAGCACATCTTGCTGGATGTGCCACTTAGGGTGGCCGCCGGAGCATGGGATGAGGTCACAACTGTATGCCTCATGGCCCAGCTTTCGCAAAGCTATGGTGACCGCCTGGCTTTCCTCGCAGGCAACAAGGATTTGCATAAAAGCCTCCCTCAGCCCACCACCGCATTGGTAGCGGGGGGGGCTCGTCAGTTATTTAGTCTTTCTTGAAGAATGTGCCCACCCAGCCATCGGCGTTGAGCGGCAGATCAGCGGCCCACGGGATGGGTTGGCGCATGATGTTGACCACCGTGTCCAGCATAGTGTCCTCATCAGCCCATGGGGTAATGTCAATGACCACCTCATCATGGATGTGGAAAATCACCGGCAGGCCAGCGGCCTCAAGGCGTTCAATGGTGTCCGCCAGACAGTCACGGGCAATGGCCTGGACGCAGTTTTCCACCAGCTTGCCGCCGTAGGTTTCGATGCGTTTCCACCGTTTGGTTTTCTGGTCCATGCCCATGTAGGAGATGGAGGGGTTGCCCCATTGGTTTTCACCAATGCCTGGGCTCACATAGTAGAGCTTGCGGCCAGAGGGGAGTGTGATGGTGAAACAGTCGGTGCCTTGGTTATAGTCAAACTCACGGGACAGGAGGAGGCCGTTGATGCCAACAGAGCCGCCTTGGGTGATGACCTGCACAGCGGCGTTGTCCATCGCATACCACAAATCACGGATGCGCTTGTTGGCCTCTCTCCAGCGGCTCACGATGTCCGGCAGGTCCTCCTCCGGGATGCCCATATCAAGGGCCCCCATGTTGATGAGTGCGCCGGTGCTGCCCTGGTAGCCAAGGGCCAGCTCTGCAACCTTGCCCTTTTGTCGGAGCGCATACTCCGGGTTTCCCTTTTTGATGAGCTCAATGGGCACGCCAAACATCTGGGAGGCAGAGGCCTCATAGATTTTTCCGTGAGTGCGGAAAACCTCAAGCCGCCACTGCTCACCGGCCAGCCAGGAGATGACACGGGCCTCAATGGCGCTGAAATCAGCATCAATGAGGACATGGCCCTCCGGGGCCACAAAGGCCGTGCGGATGAGCTGGCTGAGGGTATCGGGCACGGAGCCATAAACTGCACGCAGCGCATCCAGGTTGCGGCTCCTTACCAGATCACGGGCAAGGTCAAGCGGCTCTGTGTAGGTGCGGGGCAGGTTTTGGACTTGCACCAGCCGCCCGGCCCAGCGCCCGGTCCTGTTGGCACCGTAGAATTGGAGCAGCCCACGGACACGGCCATCCGGGCACACAGCGGCCTCAATGGCGTTGTACTTTTTGGTGGATGTCTTGCCAAGCTCTTGGCGGATTTCCAACATGCGCCGCACCTGCGGGCTGTTGTCATCCTTGCCAAGCAGCCGGGAAACGGTATCTTTTCGCAGGTCCGCCAGCTCCTCACCCATTTCCTCTTGGAGCCATTGGGTGAGCTGGGCCACGCTGTTGGGGTTGTCCAACTTGGAGAGCTCAGTGGCCTCCTGCATCAGATTTTTGCGGACAGTTTCCCCAAGGTAGAGGGCACCCTCCACAAAGTTCATGTCAACGGCCACGCCACGGGCATTGATGATGAGGTCCGTTTCCCATTGCTTTTGCACGAAGTCCGGCACCGGGAAAGCGGAGAGCCGCCGCTCAATCTCCATCTCAGTCACAACATCCTGGCGGCAGTATTCTTTGAACAGCTCCCACTTGTCGGTGTCATGCTGGGGCAGGTTGCGGGTGCGGCCTCCATTGGCTTTTGTAGGGGCGCAGGGGATGCAGAAATAGCGGATGAGCGCCTTGCCGGTGTTCAGCTTGCGCTTGTCCTCAGCAAGCCCCAAGGCCCTGCCAGTGGCATCCAGGCCCGCTGTGTAGCCGCAATAGAGGCCGTGGAACATGGTGCAGCGCCATTGGTCCGGCGGCAGGGTGCCCAAAAACTTGGACAGGCAGCCCCACTCAAAGGGGGCGTTGTATGCGTGCTTGATGTACTCCGGGGAGGTGATGGCCTGGACCAGCCACGGGGGGAGGCGTTCCCCCCGTGCCAGGTCAATGATCTCAACAGGCGCACCATCCACACTGTACGCAAAGAGCAGGATTTCAAAGTCCGGGCTGGAGATGTACTTTTGCGCCCCGGCCTTAGCAATCGGCACGCTTGAATAGGTTTCAAGGTCAATGCTGAGATGGTGCATGATGTCCTCCAATTACATGGGCTGGCCGGTGATGGGATTGATGCCGCCGGTGGTGGCCCAAGGCACCTGAGCGGCAGGGGCAGCGGGGGCCGCAGGCTGGACACCATAGGCACCGGGGGTGGCGGGCATCGCCGCACCATAGGCGGGAGTGGCCGCAGGAGTGCCGCCCAGCCCGGCGAAGTCGGAGGCAGCGGAGGCCTGGCCGCTCAGGGGCTCCCCGTCACGGGTCTTGAGAACATTGCCCAGACCACAGCCAATGCCCTTGTTGCCGCTGTTGGAGTAGCCGAAGAAACGGACGGTGACACGGCCATACATGCCGCTGTAAATGTCCGCCGGGGACAGTTCGCAGTTGATGTTGTCGATGCCCACCACCTGGGGCTTGTTCTTGGTAGAGGCGGTCATCACCCAATGGCCCTTGCACTCATCGCCAAAGGGAACACCGGAGGGCCGCACGCCGTCACCATCGTAGATGGGCACCTTGAGCATGGGCGGGCGGGCACCGTTCCACACCTTGGCCATGGCCTCATTGGCGGCGGCCTGGATGGCAGCGTCAATGTCAGCCTTGGTGGCGGCATCGCTCTTGGGGATGAGCAGGGTGACGGAATACTTGGGCTCACCGCCCTGCTGGGCGGCTCTGGGGGTGGTCAGGTTGGCATAGGAGAGGCGGACCTCACCAGTCAGGACTTTCATGGCATCATTCTGATACATAATCTTTTGATCTCCTTTACAGTTAAATTACACTCTGGTGTTTGCATCAGGCTGGGCCTCAGCCCAGCAGGTTTGAAGTTTCACCCAGCGCTCATGCCGGGCTTTGGTCCGCTTTACGGCAGCGGTCAGCCGGTTGTTTTCTCGGAGCTTTTGGCGGTCCTCTTTGAGGCGGCTTTTCTTGTTGAACACATTGCGCCAGCCGTTCTGATACTCAATACTGGCCTGTTTCCAGGCCTCTTTGCTTTCAATCACGGCGGCATCCAGGTAGAGGGTCATCTGACGGATGGCTCCCTCATTGCTCCACGGGTCCGCCAGGAGCAGCTTGAAAACCTTGCGGATGTTGGAGAGGGGCATGTCCTCCAGCCGGTCAAAATAGATGTCTGCGTGGTAGTCCCCGGTGTTGATGGTGATGAGCTTGGCCGGGTCTGTGTACTGTGTACTGTGTGCAGCTCTCGCAGACCTCCGGGTCACGGATGACCGCCATACTGCGGCAGGCGTGCTTGCAGAAACGGCCCACGGGGTAGCCCTTTTCCTCATCATCCAGCGGGATGGGTGGTTGCCATGGTGCGGAATGGGTGGTTGCCATGGTGCGGAATGGGCACAGGTCTGATACTTACTCATTGGCAGCCACCCCGGCAAAGTCAGCAGCGGCGGGGTTGTAGGCCTCACGCTTGTCTGTGCTGAGGGCCAGCGTGGGCTTACCCAGGGGCTTGGTCACATAGCCGCCGATTTTCTCAGCAAACTCCGCCTTGCCCATCAGTTTCTCCATCTCAGAGAGCGTCTTGGGCTTGCGGTCATAGAGCAGGGCCTCATCATATCCGGCGGCAATGGCAGCTTGGATGGCGGCATCCTGGTCCGTAAAGGTGCGGATGCTCCGGCCAGCCACCAGTTTCCAGCCCTCAATGGGCTTGCCGTCCAGTAGGGCCTTGGTGGCGTATTCCTCCAGGTCCTTGTACCAGGCCACCAGCTCCTTGCCACGGATGAGGAGGTCACCGATCTCCGCATCAGAGAGGAGCGGGCGCACCTCATTCCCATGCGGGCTGATGTGGGAAAACTCCTGGGGGACCATAGCGTCAGGCGGGACGGAGGCGGCGGGCACGCAGTCCTTGAAGTCCTCCAGCGCCGTGTTGGTGTTGGCACGGGCACGGCACTGAGCCTTGCCACGGCAAAAACGGCAGTGGTCACCGGGGACAAACTCACCCAGCCCGGAGAAAGCCTTTTGTGCAATGGGCTTGATGTTCTCGCCCCAGGCCATCAGCTCCTCCACGGTGATGGTGTCGGTGGTGTAGCTGTCAAGGCGGGGCTGGTCAATGGACATGCGGACCTGCTTGATGGCATCACCGAACACGGGGGCATAGCGCTTGAGAGCGCCCAGAGCGTAGAGCCGCATCTGCGGGTTGCCCACGGCGGACACCGGGACACCCTTGCCGTGCTTGTAGTCCGTGATGCTGAGGGTGTCCCCGCCAATCATCACATTGTCACAGGTGCCAAAGCCCTCCGGGACATACTCCCCAAAGTCCACTTGCACCTCCGCCGCCACAGTGGGCGTGCTGTCATAGAGCATGGCCTGCTCAGTCAGGTGCTCAATGTAGAGGTCACTGGTCTTGTCCATTTCCTCAGAGTAGAGCGGGTTCTTTTTGAGCTTGTTGAGGCGGGTGGTGTAGGTGCGGGAGGTCATCACAGTGAATTTCTTGAGGGTCTTGAGCTCACAGATGGCGTGGGCCAGGCGGCCCTCCTCCGCATATTCGCTGGTGCGCTCCGGCAGGTGCTCCTCAAAGCGGGGGGCAGCCGTGCATTTCAGCCAGCGGGATGCCGATGAGGCAGAAAGCAGGGCGTGCTTTTCGGGAGGCATAGGGCACCTCCTTAGAGCTGTGCGCCCAGCGTCCGCAGTTCGGTGGCAAAGACACCGTACTGGTCCGGCTGGAGCTGGGTGACGGCCTGCACGCCATACTTGGCCAGCAGAGCCAGCAGTTGCTCCATCTTGCCCGCATCCACCAGGCTGGCACCGGCCTTGGCGATCTGGTCAAGGGTGTAGGTGGGGGCCGTGGTAACGGGAACAGTGGGAGCGGGGTTAGTAGGGGCCACAGTCTGGGCAGGTGCCGCAGGAGCCGGTGCAGGGGTAGGGGTTGCCACAGGCGCAGGGGTGGGCTGGGTAGGGACCACAGTAGCGGGCGGCATGGTGACCGGCGGCACCGGGGCATGGGTGACAGGGGTGGCCGCAGGAGCCACGGGGGCGGGAGTGTCCTGGGGCACGGAGATGTTGACGGCGTTCTTTTCCAGCGCCGTGGTCAGCTTGTCAATGGCCTTGAGGACGGCAGCATCCGCCTCAATCTTGATTTTCATTTCCAACATTGGTACAATCCTCCTTGGTATCATCTTTACAGTCGCAGCGCTCACCGGGGTCAAGGTGGGCTCCGCAGTCAGGGCAGGTCTTATAGTAGGGCATTTCAGTCAACCTCCAGCACGCTTGTCCAGTATTCAAAAGCGGTCATAACCTTGCGGGAGTAGTCGGTCTGGTATGTACCTGCATCCCACAGCTTTCTTGCGCCGCCGGGCCCGCAGTTGTAGGCCATCAGTGCAAGCTCTGGCTCTCCGTAGCTCTGGAGATACTGGGAGATGATATAGATACCGGCCTCAATGTTCCCGGCATGGGTCATGGGGTCAAGGCCTTTTTCCAAAAGCCACTCGTGATTGACAGAGTTGATCTGCATGAGGCCATAGTCACCAGTGGCGCTGACGGCATCGGGGTCAAAGTGGGTTTCAACCTCTGCGATGGCAAGGGCCAGAGCATAGGGCACCTCATAGTGCTCACAGCAGTCCTGCATGACTTCCTGGAGTTCGTAGCTGAGGAGCCGCCCCTCACTCACGATGTCATCACGGTGGCGGGCAGGCTCCGTGGTTTCCTCTGGTGGTGCAGAGGGCTCCACGGGGCTCTGTTCCGGGGCTGGAGGGGTGACGGTTTCCGCTGTCACCACAGGCTCAGGGGTCTTGACCTCATCGTCCGTCTGGTGGGCACTGCATCCGCTGGCATAGCCAAGGGCAAACACAGTGGCAAGGACGGCCAGAATGGCCATGATGACCATGGCGTTGCGCCTCCGGGCCATGCGGCGCTGGCGGCACCGCCGGGAATACCGGCGGGCATTGGGCTCACTGGTGGTCATGGCGCTCACCTTAATCGTTCATGCGGCGGTTGATTTCCGCAATCAGCTCATTGGTGGTGTACTGGTCCAGGCCGCCATCAGCCTCCACGGCATACTGGGAGGGGATGAGGAAAGCGGGGCGGGACCCGCTGGTGTAGGAGCAGACGTCGCTGCTGACACGGCCATTGGTGTACAAGCCCATGACCCAGGTATCATCCTCATCCACGCAGGGGGTGCTCCAGGGCGTGGCGCTCCACTCCCAGCTCTCAGGCTTGGGCAGCAGACCGTGGAAACGGCGGATTTCATCAAAGGTCAGCGGGGCCACCTTGCACTCACAGCTCCCGTACTCCTTGGAGCCGTTGAGGGCAGTGAGGTCAACCTCACGGGTGATGAGTTCATCAGCGTGCCCCTCAGTCAGGGCATCCGCAAAGGCACCGTTGAGGTGTTCACGGAAAGAGCTGGCAGCAAAGTTGTTGGTGGAGCCAAAAGAGCTCTTGATCTGGGCGGCGGTCACCAGCAGGGTGCCAGCCGTGCGGTGCTCCAGCACAATGCAGGGCTCCCCATGAAACTTGACCACCTGGCCGGGGGCCACATTAGAAATAGCGGTTTTCATTGGTCAATCCTCCTCAGTGTCCTCCGGCCCCTCAATGTCGATGAGGTTTTCGGCCTGGACGATAATTTCAGATACAATCTGCCGGATGGGCAGAGCAGTCTTTGCCCTCAGACGGCGGACCACTTTCTCCGCCTCCGGGGTCAGCCGGACAGTTCCGATGCACTCATCAGAAAGCCGGTTGCTTTTCAGCACAATGGGGTTGTTGCTCACGGTTTTGTCCTCCTTGGTTTTAATAGGTGCGGGATGTCATGCCCCGGCAGTTCGGCGGCCTCTCCGCTCAAGGCCCTGCTGGACACTGAGCTGGGCAAGTTCGGCGTTGTAGCCCAGGCGCTTGTCAGGGAGCCTTGTGCCGTCCCGGCCACGCCTCAGCTCCGCATAGACTGCGGAGGGAGAGATGCCAAGAGAGGCGGCAATGTCTTTGGCGCTCAGGCCTGCCTCAACCATCTCCTGGATTTTCTGCCGCTCCTCATAAGAGCGGAAAGCGTAGTCTGCCAATGCGTTCACCTCCTTACCGGCATAAAAAATTTGAGCTACACGACCAATCTCTTGGTGTGTAACTCAATTATCGGGGCTGCC